GGATTTGGTCGCGGTCGATAAATGCCTGTCGAACAGTGTTCGGGTATCGGTCACGCAGAACCAGTGGGATGCACTGGCTGATTTCGTGTTTAACCTTGGATGCCATGCACTCGGCGGGTCAACCCTGCTGAAACTGCTGAACGATGGAAACGACGAAGCGGCATCCGCAGAATTCCCGAAGTGGGATCACGACAACGGGAAGGTAGTCGAAGGACTGCTTGAGCGCAGGATTGAAGAACAGACGCTGTTTAATACTTAGGAGAACACCATGACTGTCATTGAGCAATTGCAAGCCGACCTCGCCGCCGCCAAAGCGGAAGTTAGCAAGATTGAATCCGAAATCGCCGCCCTCCCGTCCAAGTTCCATACCTACCTGTCCGAAGAATGGGCGGAACTGAAAAGTTATTTTTCTTCCAATCCGCCGCCCGCAGCCACTCCTGCGCCTACCGTTGCGCCGGTTGTGCCGCCTGCTGAGTAGATGGTGTCGGCGGCAGGATTCGAACCTGCAATTTGTGCGTCCAGTCAAACGGCATGGCTATCGCACATTCGCCATGTCGCCGCCCGGTTCATGAAATCGGGCTTTCCGGGGATGTCTTCCATTTCCACCACGCCGACAATTCATTTTACTATTTCGGCCAAGATTCTATCAACGATTCTGCGTCGATATTGGCAGCGTCGCCTTCGACAACGATTGCCCTAGCGTCTGATATGAACTGGTCAAGGTCTGCACCGAACTGTCGAAACGCTGCGTCAAACTGCTTCGAGTCGTAACAGACTTTACTACTTCCGGCGGGGGCGGCGGGATTTTCGGTGCTGGCACGGCGACCGGAATAGGTTGACTGGCGCAGCTTGCTAAGAGCAGCGTCGCGAGCATCGTCAGCATCAGCAATTCTTTTCGCATTGTCCAACTCCTTTTGTTTGTTGTCTGCAATGGCCTGCAATCCGGCAATCTTCGTATCGCTCAGAAACTTCGCGTAGACCGCAATATCTTCCGTGTCCTTGTTCTTCCAATGCTCGATTTGGAGATATTGAAAGCCCATGAACAGGAGGGCGCCGAGGACGAGCCAGCGGGTTATGCCGCCTGTTAAAAACGCTAAAAATGGCATGTCATTCCTTTCAGTTCTTCGCTAGTCAGCAGCATTAGGAAACCGCAGCACCTTTTGATGGTCGGTCATCATTTGGCCCAATGTTTAATTTCAAGCTGGTAAATATCAGTCCAGCCTAGTTTTAGTTGGATGCGTTCCCACAATGTCAGCCAATGAATTCCGCCGTAACGCAAGCAAAGCAACGGGCCATCAATGTGTTTCCAGTTAATGTGCGGTTGCGCACCCTCTTGGTATCCAACCTTCATCATTCCCCCTCAGCCTTCATCGCGCGGATGGCGGCGGCACATTTGTTGGAAATAAAGAGGATGCCCAAACCGTTTAATTCTTCGTCCGTTATTTTCATTCCTTCGCACACCTTCGCCGCATCCTCCAGCCATTCATTTCTCCGGCTCAGTCGCTTGTCGGCTAGGGCGGCGAGGATGGCGATAGCGCAGTCGTTAATTATTTCGTCTGTGCAAGCGTAACCAGCAAGCCAGCCGATCTTTTGGCCCGCAATCTCCCGCACCACGGCCATCTGCTCATCGGTTAGGGCGGTCATGGTTTCTCACTCCACTGTGTGCAGTGTTTTGAATATGTGGTTACTGGAACGCCGACCTTACCGCTGTTGACGTAAACGGTTTCCGCCCTTTCAACGGATGCGCTGCATACCCATTCGTCTTTTTTGAGTGAAAACCTTTCTGCTTTACTGTCCGCGTAAATCGCGAACGGTGCTGCGGCAATAAAAATAACGAGAAACACAATTGCGCCGCCGACAAGCCACGGCATAATGTGGTCAAAAGTCCAATCCATAAATCTTTCACCGGTGGTCACGGCGTTATCCTTTCAGTGCTTCGTCAAATTTCATGGCGGCTTTATAAACGCGCTCCTTCGCGGATTGGGTGGTCATAGAAATTGCCAAAAGCAGTCGCGGACAAGTTCGTTAAAATCTTGTCTAGCAGCACCCCAAGCAGCGTGCAAAGCAGCGGCCCTAGCAGCGTCCATAGCAGCGTCCATAGCAGCGGCCTTAGCAGCGGCCCTAGCAGCGTCCATAGCAGCGGCCCAAGCAGCGGCCCTAGCAGCGGCCCTAGAAGCGGCCTTAGCAGCGTCCCAAATTTTTTCGTCGCCGGTCATCAGGTAATCCAGCACAACATCCGGCGCATCGTCGTATAAATGGATGACCGAAAGGGCTTGCATACGAGCGAAATAACGCAACATTTCGGTTGCATCCATTCGCGCCACAATGCGCCGACGAGTGCAGACCAATTTGTCTGATTGCTCGGTCACGATGCCGTCAACATCAACCAAGCAAAGCGTTGATCCGGGCGCGAACTGAAGCGCGTCAAACGGGTCATAACTGGCGTGTAATCCGGTCTGGCAGATTTGAACCGGTACCTTATGCTCAAGCCACGCACCGTTGCGCGGAATGTCCCGACCGCCGCGCAGCTTGTCGCCAACAAAATGCCATGCTCGTTTCATTTCTCATCCTCCAGCGCGGCGAGGGATTGGCGCAACTGCTGCACACACCACAAGGCATCCCCTGCCGGCGGATTCTTGTCGCACCACGCAATCACAGCATTACCAGCCTCGACCAGCGCAGCAATCTCCCGCGCTTTGTTGCAACGATAAAGCGGTTCTTCGCTGTATCCTCTGGATGACCAATAACCGCCGTAATCTTTTGCAGCCCATTGTTCTGGCGAGCATGGAGGATGATTAAACGCATTGACCATCACCCCGTTTTGCATCCATGCCGTCGCTACCGGCTCAAGCATCTTTTCTGACCAGTTCATACATGCCCCCTAGATAATATCTTCGTGCCCCGACGTAGCGCCGTCAAACGGATCTGCGGCAGGCGCCGGTTCAACCACTTTTTCCAAGTTCCGCGGCCGGCGCGTTTTACCGGTCGGCGCAGGGTCCGGTTCCGATACCACCGTTTTTTCTACCACGGGCGCCGGCTGCTCTGGCGGCATGAACATGGGGTCATCAGCCTGCATGACGGATTCCAGATCCGTGCTCATCGGCAGACGCTTGGCAAGCCGGCGCAGCACCGTTTTGCGGCGCATCTCGTCAGCGAACGGACCATTCCACGGGCCGGAGTCTTTTGCGCGGCTCACGTTTCGCACCGCCTGAATCTGCGCCTCTGTCATCACTTCCCGGTAGATGCCGCCGCCCTTGATGTGCGCGATTGCGTAGGCGCCAATGGGCTTGCCGCGTTCGACGCCCAGTGCCGGCCATTTGTGCGTGATCCCCTCGTTGTCGCCAAGCTGGAAATCGAACACGTCGTTTTCGTAGACCACCTGCGCGCTCACCGATTCCAGTTCGCCGGAATTGCGGATTTTCTTGAGGATACCGGCGATCATGGGCATGTATTGCACTGTCGAACCGAACGTGACCAGCGCCGCTTCCCGCCCGTCGCAGAGCAGTCCATCGGCCGCGGATTTCATCGCCGCCTGGTATAGCGACTGGCGATCGGCTTCGAGCAATTTCGGCGTCGCCTGCACCGCCGTCATCAGCACGCGCACGAATTTCTCCGGCGGAACGTGGGGGGGGAGGGCGAGTTTGAATTGCGGCTGCATTTTCGTCAGGTTGCCGCGAACTTCGTCGATTACTGCTAGTTGGGTGGTCATTTGGTTTCCTTTTTCACCCGCGGTTTGCGCGGTTTTGCATTGACTGCGGCCATGACTTTTTGGAGGTCAAGAACGTCAACTGTTTGGCGGTAGCGTTCGATGCGCGTATCTGCCTCGTCATCAATGACAGCCGGTTTAATTTCTGTGACTACTATCTCGAACATTTACTTCTCCTTTTTCTGAGTAACACGAAAATTTCGGAAACCTTCCCTGTGAAACGATATGTCCGCCGGCCCAACCAATCCAGCCGAAACAGTAAACCCGTCCGCCAGCACGCGCTCGGCGTCGCCAATCATCTGCAGAACCTTAGCGCGCGCAACCTGCTTGTCCTCTTTCGCGAGTTTTTCACGGTCGGCGGCGGCTTTATACTGGGCCAACAGTCCAGCCAATTCCGTGTTTCCCTGACCGTTAAATACCTTGCCGACTTCAGCATAATTGTGCAATTTCGCGACGAACTCCGCATCTTCGGGAAATACGGGCGGCGGTTCAATTCCCTGTTCAATCTGCTGCCAGAACTGCCGTATCGCTATCTCAATCGACGAACCGACATCCTGCAGCCGGTCCCGTATCAGCACCCGTGCATCGTTGCCGCCGATCAGCACGCCGATTGCGCCCCAGTCGTATTCCGCCAAGTGTAACTGATGCTGCAACTGGACCTCGATGTGCGGCGGCGCTTCCATGCCTTCCTCGTCGTCAATCCATTTGTCGCGGAATACCAGAAAATCGACGTTCTTGATTTCAAGGATTCCTTTACCGCGCACGGGGCATACGACTTCGTAATCGAACGATGCGCCCATTCTGGCATCAACCAGACGGATGTATTCGGTCATCGCTCGGCACGTCCAGCCTTGATCCTGGCTGATGCCCTGCGCGATGGCGTCCTGCACCCTGCGCCCCCATGCCATGCGCGGATTGTCCGGTATCGTGGTCACGGCGCCCTGTTTTTTCCGGTGCCACAACTCGAATTTGGTCGCATACGGCGATTGGCCGAACAGGGCGGACGATTCTGTGCTCGTAACGTCCTGTGCGCGTAGGGCGTGCCAAACTTGTTCGGATTCGGGGTGGATTATCAGTTTACCCACGCCGCGTCCTCCGTTCAGTCACGATAAACGCCGCAGCCAGCGCCGCGAATATCATCCACGGTTTGAAACGGCGGCGGGTGGGGATGAATGAAAAGCGGTTCATTTTGCAAGTTCCGCGAGCAGCGCGTCGGCGTAATTCACGGCGCATTTCACATCGGTTTCCACGTCAGCGGCCTTGAACTCAATCAGGCCGGCCAGAACATGCGTCGCAATATACGCCCGCAACGACATCCCCTCATGCACAAACTTCGTTCCGGCCGCGACTTCCATTCCGCCGAAACTGATGGGTTCCTTCGTCGGATTGTCAAACTCGCACGGAAACGCCGGACCGCCTTCGTTGCTTTTCATTCCTATCTCCTGTTGATTTGACGAACTTTGATAATTTTTTCCGCCGCTTCTTCCTGCAACCGTTTTTCCGCCTCCGCCTGTTCCTTCCTGATGGCAGCAAACCGTTTGGCGAGATATCCGGGCTTCTTGGTTTCCTCGGCGTTGTGATACTTGAATTTCGGGTCGCGCCAACTCATAACACCTCCGCAGATTTCAGCTTGCCGGTTTCGCCGTCGAAGGTGAGGCGCAGGTTGTCACAAACTTGGTCAAATCTACTGTTAAAAAGTGCTACGCCGTTAATTTCAACGACCCCATACATCACCACATCCGGCTTCGGTTCGGGTTTATTTTTCAGCGCATCGGAAAACACATGGGTTTCGATCATAGAAATGCGCGCTTGCATGTCGGCAAGCATTTTTTGGTAATACCACTTCGATGCGGCGTCTTGGCTCATTTCGTTTCCCTCCATCTCTCTCGATAATCCGTTTCCCGATCGTCTGTTTGATCGTCGTCCATTACGTGCCGCGATTCGTCGTCTTGGCGGCGGTATTCTTCGGGCGTTTCGTGGTCGTCAGCGGGCGTCGGCTCGCTCGAACTCTCGGATGTAGTCGATGCAGGCTTCACTCCATCCGTCGATGTGCGTCCATTGCCCATAGCCGACTCCGTTCTGGTTCGATGCCACGTTGATGACGTAACCTTTGCCATGCGGCGGCGCGATGCCGTCTGCGGTCTGTTCGTCCGTGATGACGATGATGCGGTCGTATTTCATGTTGACCGCCTGCATGTCGATCTGCGTCTGAAATGTCTGCGAAAATCCGTAGTAGGCGGACTGGTAGCGATGCAAACCAGTGGCCGCTTTGCCATGCAGCGCCTCGATTGACGCTGCCAGATGTGTGCCGGAATGAGGTTGACTGTTGTTCATCGCATCACGCAGCGCGAAGCCACGGCGCGGCGCACACTGAATCAGTTTGTCGCTGAACGTGAACACCGCAACGGACTCACAGATTTCTCGCAACAGCACGCCAAGCCCGAATCCCGCGTCCATTCGCGATGCCTGCGACTTGCCCGATACCTTGTCAGCCATCGAACCGGATACATCGACCAGCAGAACGGTATGGCCTGCCAGCTTGTCCTGCGTGCCGAGGCACTTGAACATCAGCGGCTCAAGAATGTCCTCCCATTGCGGAACGAAACGCGCAGCGGTGATGAAGCGAAACGGCAACGCGCGCTCGACGTTCAATTCAGCGGCATAGGCGGCGACCAGCGATTTATCGACGCCGGACTCTGCCATGTTTCGCAGGTTGCGAATGAACGCGAGTGCAAACAATTTTTTCTCGGCCATCAGGCGCTCGAAGGTGGCTTTCTTGTCGGCGCCACCGGACAGCGCGACCTCCCACGTATCGGGCGTCACCAGCGATTTATCGACCAAGCGTTTCCAGATTGCCGCCTGCGCGTCGTCCTTCGGCTTGGCGTGGCTGATGAACAGCACGTCGCGCAATTTCACCGCACCATCGCGGTTGTATTTCGCAAGGTTGTATTCGTCGAATTTGCCGAACGCGCGGGCAAGTCCTTTTTTGACTTGTGCCGAAACTTTCTGGCGACCGTCTTTCCAGTAGATCGCCAAAAACTCCGTCAATTCGTCGGCGCGTTGAATGACTTGCGCGAGCGTGGAAGCGACTAGCGCCTTGTGTTTCGGCAATCGCGCCATCTCGCGCACAATCAGCAGCGGCGCATGACGGAGTTTCATTTTGCCCCGCGCTTCGATTGCGATTGCGGCAACTTTGGCCGGCTCGACTTCGGCGATCAGGCTGGCGATACGCTTGGAAATTTCCTCGCCGGACTCGTAGAACGTGTCCTCCCACAACATGCACGCCATGACGCTGCGGCGCAGTTGCAGTTCAGGATTGATGTGTTGGGCGGTTGCGCCTTCGTGGGTGAATATCGGCGCACGGACGGTATTGATTTTCATACTACCTCCATCTTCGGTTAAAGGTGATCGGGGAACAGACGGTTATGGGGATTTATCTCCCGAAGATGAACCCATACCCTTCGCCACCGAATTTAAAACTAACTCAAACAAAACTACTGCGGGAATAAACGACTACGGAGTATTTTTCAAGAAGTATCCGCAATCTTCGCCACGCATTTCAAACCAAAGGTGGGAACAAGCAGGATTGGCTTTTCATTTAGAAGATGAAACCAAGCCCTTCGCCACACCATGAGCGAATCTTAGCGCCACGTTAAAACGCTTGTCAACAACTTTTTTTTGTGCCAACATGCCGCCATGCTAACACCATCACAACGCAAGGCATTATCTGCCATCGGGCGCATGGGCGGCATAGCCCGCGCTAAGTCCTTGACTAAAAAGAGGCGGCGCGAAATCGCCCGCAAAGCTGGCTCGGCGCCGAAGAAAAAACGCAATGGAGTCCGGCGTGATCCAGCTTAGGGATTATCAAATCGACATGATCGACCGCACCCGCGCCGCACTCAAGCGAGTTAGGGCGGTCGCAATGGTCGCAGCTACGGGTTCAGGTAAAACGAGCATCGCCAGCCGGATGCTGAAAACGTGTTCAGACAAGGGGCATGGCGCATGGTTCCTCTGTCATCGCAGGGAACTCATCACGCAATCCGCCATCACGTTCGCCAAGGCCGGCGTTGATCACGGCATCGTTGCAGCAGGATTCGACGGCGACCGGAAAAAACTGGTGCAGATTTGTTCGGTGCAGACATTGGCGCGCAGATGGCATCTGCTGGAACGCCCGAAACTGATTATCTGGGACGAGGCTCATCACTGCGCCGCGACGACCTACGACACGATTTACAAACAGTTTCCCGATGCAGTGCATATCGGTTTGACCGCATCGCCTGTGCGCTTGGACGGAACCGGACTCGGCGCATGGTTTCAGGAAATTGTTGAAGGTCCGCCCGTGCGCGAGTTGATTGACGCGGGCTACCTGTCCGATTACCGCCTGTTCGCGCCGAAAACGATGGACACTGCGGGCGTGCATACGCGGTATGGGGATTTCGTGAAATCGGAATTGTCAAAAATTGCCGACAAGCCGAAAATCACGGGCGATGCGATTTCGCATTATCGGAAGTATTGCAGTGGCAAGCGTGCGTTGATATTCGCGGTTTCGATTGAACACTCGCTGCATATCGTTCAGCAATTTAACGATGCGGGCATTCGCGCCGAACACGTCGATGGCACGACGCAATCAGGCGAACGCGATGCGATATTCCGGCGATTTACAAAAGGAGAAACCCTTGCGCTATCCAATGTTGAAATTGCGTCCGAAGGCGTCGATATACCTGCCGTCGAAGCCGCAATCCTTTTACGCCCGACGCAATCGCTGGGGATGTATCTGCAGCAGGTCGGACGAGCGTTACGGCCGGCGCCAGGAAAATCTCACGCGATCATCCTCGATCACGCTGGGAACGCTTTCCGTCATGGACTACCTGACGACGTTCGAGAATGGTCATTACTCGGAACACAAACAAAAAAATCGGCTGCCGACCCCGATGACATCAAAGTAAAACAGTGCCCCGTCTGCTATGCCACCGTCGCGGCGTATAAATCGGAGTGCCGTCACTGCGGGCATAAATTCGTTCCGGTCGGCCGCGAGATTGAAACCGTCGAAGGCGAACTGTCGGAAGTGGACATCGAAATGCAGCGCCAAGCTGCGCGAATTGAGCAGGCGAGCGCGCAGTCGTTGGATGAACTGATCCGCATCGGAACATTGCGCGGGTATCGAAACCCTGCTGCTTGGGCAACCCATGTTTGGACTGCGCGGGCGGCGAAGATTAAACAGAGGGCGACAGCATGAGTTCACAACCGGGTTATTTATTTTTGGTCACGGTCATGGTGCGATACTCCGTTACTCCGTGTCCGTTTTTACCAAATGCCCCCTATACGATTACGGAACGAGCACTAAGTGCCGTAGATGCCGCATTTCAAGTGAATCTGCGTTACAGAAAATCGCACGGTTATGAAGATATAGTAACTAACGTGGAGTTAGCAGCATGAACGATTGCACCACCACCCAAGCTATGAGTGGGGCGCGTCCGGCCACGGACGGTAATAACCATAGCAGCGGCAGCACGGAATCCTCCCTAACGAAAACTCCGTGTGATGCCGCACCCATATTCGGATTGCTGTCACAGCCGACAGTGATCCCGCGCAACGCCAGAACGATAAAATTTGACGACACCGGAAAACAGGTTAATCTAGGCGGTCGTCCGATTCGTTCTGTGCATGAAATCGCGGAGAAGCATCGCATCCGAAAAGAATTCCTTGAAAACAGGAAAAAGAACCGGATAAAACATATCAGCGTGCAGTTGAATAAATCAAAGCGGCGCATGAAATTGATCGCGCAGAATTGCGCCAGATGGCAGCGTGAATTGGATGAATTGACGGGGGTGAAAAATGAACATGGAAGTAAGCCCAGCGTATAAGAAGAAAAATAATCAAGGAAAGTGGAAATTTTATTGCCTGATTCACGGATACCACACTGGAAAAAAGTGCATTCATTGCGAAAATTATAGTTTGAAAATGAAACGCGAGTCGGCAAATCTTGGCGACTATTTACCATTACCGGAGTGAAAAAATGCTGGAAAATGATGCGAAGTCGAAGTGGTGCCCGATGGTGAAATCGGTTAATTTTTCATTCGCTCAAGACGGTTCTATTGATGGCGACCCAAAAGAAATGGTCGCGGTATCTGGAATGCCGCACAACAGATTGGTGATAGGGAAACCAAGAGAATCCCATCTTTTAGACGGATTGAATTGCATCGGCTCCGCGTGCATGATGTTCCGCGAAATCAAACAACCCGGCCACACGCACGGTCACGGCGATACGGTCACGAAAACCGAGGAAACGGTGATCGCTGTTTACTGCGGGCTGGCGGGGAAACCGTGACCGATACGAGTTCGGAAGAATTCCGCCACCTGTGCGAAACGTACTACGTCGCCAGAATGGAACCGAACCGGCGCACGGAATACATGAACGGAGTCGAGAAAAAACGCGGGCTAGCGGCGGCGAATCGGTTGCGGAATGATGTGGCGGATATCATTTCAGAACGCGCAGACGTGATATGAAAGAAACCCCCCTCCTGCACCGAATCTCGCTCGCAGTCAGCGACCACGGCGCGCGTCTGTTTCGGAATAATACCGGACAAGGATGGACTGGCGACGCGTACGTTCATCGTGGTCCGCCGCGTCGAATCGAAATCGGCAATGGCGACGTTCTGATTCGCAGGGCGCGACCGCTGCACGCAGGTTTATGTGTCGGCTCGCCCGATCTGGCCGGTTGGCAGCAAATCACGGTAACGCCGGAAATGGTCGGCAAACGAATAGCGATATTCGCAGGCGTCGAGGCGAAAACGGGCAAACTGAAACTCACGGTCGAGCAGCAGGCGTTTCAATCTGCGGTGAATCATGCCGGCGGCGTTGCCATTACCGCGCGCGAGGATACTGACGCCGCGGCTGAGATTAAAATTCAATTCCTGCGGAATCTCGCGGGGCAGTAATTAACGGGGGGATGTATAGAATGCCGACGATCATTGGCAATTGCCTTGATGTTTTGCCGACGCTGGAATCGGGTAGCGTGAATTGCTGCGTGACTTCGCCGCCGTATTGGGGTCTGCGCGACTATGGAAACGCGGCGCAGTTAGGGCTTGAGAAAACGCCGGAAGAATACGTTGCCAAGATGGTGGCCGTGTTCCGCGAGGTTAAGCGCGTTCTGCGGGATGATGGGACGCTGTGGCTGAATCTTGGGGATAGTTATTTCAGCGACACAAAAGGCAGCGGCGGACCAAGCGAAAAACAGGACAGCAACGCCGGTTCACGTTATGAGCCAAAGCGGTTTGAGCATAGCGTTTTGAAGTCGAAAGACCTGTGCGGCATCCCGTGGCGCGTCGCCTTCGCCCTTCAAGCCGATGGCTGGTATCTGCGGCAGGACATCATCTGGCACAAGCCGAACCCGATGCCGGAGTCCGTAACCGACCGTTGCACCAAGAGTCACGAATACATTTTCCTTCTGTCGAAGTCGGAGCGGTATTACTTCGATGCGGCAGCGATTGCCGAGCCGCTGGCCGAAGGCAGTATTGATCGTTTATCGCAGCCAGGCCTTGACGAGCAGGCCGGCAGTGATCGCGTGCCGGGGAAAACGAACGGCAACATGAAGGCGGTCGGCAAGCGTCCGCACGGCATCGTTCGCAATCGGGAACTTGGTTACGACAGTAAAGAAAACGCGCTGCGCGGCAAAACCGGCCTGAATCCTGACGGCATCAGCGAGGGCATGCTGGAATTGCCGCCGGCCACGCGCAACAAGCGCAGCGTCTGGACCGTCACCACCAAGCCGTTCAGCGGCGCGCACTTCGCCACGTTCCCGCCCGACTTGATACAGCCGTGCATTCTTGCGGGCTGTCCTGTCGGCGGCATGGTGCTCGACCCCTTCGGCGGTTCAGGAACGACCGGCCAAGTCGCTGAATCTCTCGGCAGGCAATGGACTCTGATCGAACTCAATCCAGAATACGGGAAATTGATCGTTCAGCGCACTTCTCAAATCGGACTGGAACTGGTGTGATTTACCGACAACAGCAAGTCGAGGCGCACTTATCCTCCGGGCGCGCTGTATTCGTCTGCGCGACCACTGAGGACGCCGACGCACTGATCGCCAAGGGGTGTGTGGCAACGGTCCCGAACGGCGAGTGGCCCCGTATTTTCGACGGGCGGAAAATCATCGCGGTCGGCAAACCGGATTTTTCGGCCAGTATCCAAGTCATTCTGTCGGAAATGGGCGCCGACGTGGTGCGGCTGGACCCGAAAATCGCCGCCGAATCCGATCGGGCTGGTATCTTGGCTGAGGTACAGCGGCTTTTTAGCGCGCCGCGGGAACCTGCATCACCGCCAGCGCCGGCAACCCCAGAACCATCGCCAGAACCCGAATCAATCAATCCTGACACGCTTTCCGATCGGGATTTCGACGACTGGTGGACCAATATCAGCGACGATGCGCGCGCGGCACTGCCCGCCAAGGACAGAAAACGCTATATCGCCCGGAAAAAGAAACTCGCCCCGTGGGTCATGGATACGCCGCCCAAGGAGCCCCGTAAACGCGGCCGGCCGGCGCAATCCGCCCCACAATCCTCCCCCAATGAACCGGAACACATGCCGGCCGAGTCAGAAACCCCGTCAGACGCCCCGATAGCGCGCGCATACGGCTCGCTGGCAGCACGCTGGGCGGAATTGGGGCTATCCTGCGCCAGTAACGGCACGCCGCACGCCAACGCCAGCAACGCGCTGTACGTCCTGCAGCGCGACCCTTCCCTGCTTGGACAGGTCTGGTATGACACGTTTCTGCAGCGTATCCAGACCGATACCGCCGCCCCGCGCGAGTGGAACGACGGCGACGACATCCGGTTGATGATTTACATGCAGCGGGATCTCGCGATTCACCGCATGTCCGTCGAAACGGTGCGATCGGCGGTCATTCACATGGCGCAGAACGATAAACGGAACTGCCTGCAGGAAACGCTTGCCCAGCTTCCGCTCTGGGATAACACGCAGCGGCTGGCGACATTCTTCCACGACGCATTCGGCGCCAAAAACAACGCCTATACGCAAGCGGTCGGGCAGAATTTCTGGAAAATGCTCGTAGCCCGCGCCATGCGTCCGGGATGCAAGGTCGATAATATGGTCGTGCTCGAAGGCGCCCAAGGGTTAGGCAAATCGCAAGCCTGTTTTGCCATCGTCGGCAAGGATTTCTTCAGCGAGGCACACGAACAGATCGACAACAAGGACTTCTTTATTGCACTGCAAGGTAAATGGCTGGTTGAAGTCACTGAAATGGACGCGTTTTCCAAGGCCGGCATCACGAAAGTCAAGCAAGTCGTCACCTGTAAAGTCGATCGCTACCGCACGCCCTACGGTAAACACGCCGAGGACCATCCGCGGCAGTCCGTATTCATCGGCACCACGAATAAAGACGATTGGAACCGCGACGACACGGGAGCGCGTCGATTCTGGCCGATCCGCTGCACAGACATCAACCTGGATTACATCCGGCAGAACCGGAACCAGTTATTCGCCGAGGCGATCTACCGGCTGAAACAGGGCGAGGATTGGCACTCGATGCCGAGTCTGGAAACGAAAGCCGAGCAGCGCGAACGCTACACCGATGACCCGTGGGCGGCGTCGACAATGGAATACCTGGTCGGCAAGAACGACGTGACGACGCAGGAAATTCTGGACGACGCGGTTAAATTGCCCACCAACCGGCAGCAGCGACCGGACGTGTCCCGAATCGTGGCGATTCTCCGCATGGCTGGCTGGGTCAAGGGCGCACAGCAGCGTCGAAATGGGGTCGTGCGGAATATCTGGGTGCGCCCCGTGGATAAACCCGAATCCTGACAGAGTTCCCGTGATGGGCCCGTTGAAAATCTTGGGGTGAAAAACGGGATTCTCCGAAATTCCGCGATACTCCGAAACGCCGTTTATGGGTAAAAATTCCGTGATGGGACGAAAATCCACCGGATAATTTGCCCCCGAAAATTGCCGAATCTTTTAAAAAGTTCCGTCATGTGAGGGCGCGCGGATCTGGGGTGGAAAATCGAGTCGGCGCCGGGTCACTGAATAACCCTCCCTGCCGCCAGTAATCCGGGCGCATCATCGACACCGGGCGCCGATCGCGCAGCGCGTCAACGTAGGCCAGCATCCAAGCCGAACATCGGCGAGCGTGCGCCCAGTCTACCGGCGGAATGTGAACCGGGCGCACTGCAGCGCGCAGAGGCGGACCGCGGCCGCGCACGTCAGGACTCCATCAGTGAGCGGTAAACGCGCCCAGTCTTGCGCCAGATACAGGCGTAACCCCGTGGGGCATACCATAGGAACCGTTCATAGACGCGGCGCAGGCTGTCAGAGTGGAACATCATGCGGCCGGCATCGTCGCAAATCATGTAGTGCGGTCTGGGCGTCACCATACGATTTTTGCCGGTTTAACAACCATCAAAGCTAGATCAATTGCAGCCCTGTATTGCTTGGCGTAATCGTTATCACCATGAGTTTCTGATACCGCACGCAAAAACTTTTCGACCGAATCCGAAAAACACCCTGTCGTTACGCGGATTACTATTTTTGCGTCCGCATGAATGGTGAGCGTTGCGCGACGGGAACCAAGCGGGCCGACAAGCATCAAATCCGCATTGCCGGAGACCCGCGCATTGCCGGAGACCTGCGCATCGCCGGAGACCCACGCATTGCCGGAGACCCACGCATCGCCGTAGACCCACGCATTGCCGGAGACCCGCGCATTGCCGGAGACCTGCGCATTGCCGGAGACCCGCGCATTGCCGTAGACCCACGCATCGCCGGAGACCCGCGCATTGCCGGAGACCTGCGCATTGCCGGAGACCTGCGCATTGCCGGAGACCCACGCATTGCCGGAGACCCGCGCATTGCCGGAGACCCACGCATCGCCGGAGACCCGCGCATTGCCGGAGACCTGCGCATTGCCGGAGACCTGCGCATTGCCGGAGACCCACGCATCGCCGTAGACCCGCGCATTGCCGGAGACCTGCGCATTGCCGGAGACCCACGCATCGCCGTAGACCCACGCATCGCCGGAGACCGAAATATTTTCTTCTTTCTCAATCCATCCGCCGATTTCGCCCTTGACCACAGAGCCAAACGAAGCAACTGCGCGGATACGATTAAGGGTAACGTCACAAACATTTTTTGTTTCGCCGGTAAATTCAAATTTAGAGTTCATCTCGTAGCCCCTTTGTTCGATGGTTAGCTGCACAAAATTACGACAACCAGCACGCACAGGTAAAAAACGGTAATCCAGCCGATTGTGCGTGCTTCCTGTCGATCTGCTGCCCGTTCGTTAATGTGTTTCATGTCCTGCATGTGCAGGCGGTGGATGGTTTCGTAATCTGTCATTTAAGCCCCATCGAAATAGTCTATGATGGCGCGCTCGTCGTCAGTCAGGCCATAATATCCGACCTCAAGAAAAGCGCGCATAACGGCATCAATCTGTTCCTGTGTGTATTTCATCATTCACCCCTAGCTTTGGCGATGGCGGCGCGCAATATTTTCTGCGCTTCATACGGATCAATAGGCGCATAAAATCCCGTTCGGGCATCGTGAACTTGCGCCATTTTTAGAACCTCAACGCACGCCGCCAGCAATTCAGGAGCTGCGGCGATCAAGCGGGCGTTACCTGCGGTTTCCGAATCCGGCAACAATTCGGCGGTCAAATCTGCGACCTGCTCACCTTTCGGCCCGTAAATCATCGGCCCCGGTTGCATCCCGATATGCCACGGCCCCGGCGTATGCTTCACTGCGTTTTCAGTTTTCATAATTCCTCCGTGAGGTTCGATTAAATATCAGGCTGCGACAGTTTCCGCGCCCATAAAATACGTGGTCGCCTTGTGATTCAGGCGCGAGCAAAAAGATTGAACGTAACGCTCGATTGTGTCGCGCACATCAACAAACTGCGGAAAATCGCCCTTTTGCCGGCCGTCATGCCGTAATTCTGCCGCGCGTGCGGAGTCCATTTTTCTGATTGCCTTGTCGATCTCAACAGGATTGAGTTCGCGGACTTCGGCCCCTTCGCGCCACACGGTCAACGGTTCCTGAAAAACCTTTTCCGTTTTCGGTTTCGGTTGACGCGCGGCCGTCAGTTTAAATGCGCCGACAAGCGAAAGCGCCGCTTCAATGTCTGCAATGTTTACCGCTTGCGTAAACGTGACTTGATAGGTTTGCATGTTCATCACTCCCTGTTAGGTTAGGCGGACTACTCGCCAAAATAAAATACGTTTGCGAATTCGATCAGCGTGTCCTGTTCAATGTCAAAAAACTGCGTCCAGCCGGTGCCCCAGTCCTGATACTCAATCCATGCGCGCAACGGTTCGGCGTGCGGGCCGAGTTCGCCCATGATCCGCAATGCAGGGCCTCCCGTGGTAAGCGTAATCTTGAATTCCTCGGAGGGTTGTTGCATCCAAATGGTTGCCGGTCGGCTCATACCATCCGCTACGGACTTCGACAGACAGAATCGAATTCTGTATCCATTCGCGGGCCTCGTCGGCGTCTTTCATCACTTCGCCGTCAATCCGGCAATCCGCTTCAAGCTGGCGCAGTTCGTCGGCCTCGTCCTGATCCATGATCGTATCGCCGTCGGCCTTCATATCCCGCAATTCCTCCAGCCGGTCATAATCGCAATTCAGCGCAGCGACCATTGCAACGATTGATTGCGCCCAGCCACGGGCATTGTCCAGAGCGTGATTCTTTTCAACGGTATTCGTATTCATTTTTAAACTCCCAGTTTTACAGCGATTGAATGGCCGGCGAGACTGCCGTTTAAGATTAGTGTGCCGCTGCCGATTGTTCGATTGAATCGAATTTGCGATCATCTGCGTCCCGAAAGTAAATCCGCGATCCGTCGTAACTCTTAAATTGGCGCAACGTGTATTCATTGCCAGACTGACCGCGAATAATCCCGACTTGGCTAAACGTCGGCTTTACTATAATTTGGTAATTCATGTTTTAAACTCCCAATTTACGCGCAATGCCGTGGCCAGCTATCGCGCCGGTTATGATGCAAACCATTAACAGGGCGAGCATGTCAAATCCAGAGATAATGCTCGCCTTGATCCAAGCAAGCATCTTCGACTAGCTGCTCGAATCCCAAGCTGACCGGCAGATCAACCGGCGGATCACCTGCATCTAAATTGTCCAAGTCAATGACCTGATAATTCACATCCGGCGATGCATACACAGATGCTACGCCGCCTTTAATTACCACCAGCGCGATACGTTCCATCTCAACCTCCGTCAATTCCGGCCCCGTGCCGGTTAACCCTATACTTGCAACCCTCATGCCAACCGCACCAAATCCCCGAAAAATTTACAAGTTGACGAACTTTCGTACAGTTTTGCCTATTTTTTAATCATCGACAGCGAAAAACACCAAAAACGCCGAATTATCGACATGGGAAACTGCCGCAAAACGTCAGATCGGTAAAATTTTCGGCTGACCATTTGCGGCACATCGGCCGGCGATCTACCAATAATCGGCCCATTATCCGCCACCCAGCGCGCCGAATCCGGACCTGCAGCGATCAAATTCCCCGAATTAATCCGCCATTCCGCCCCAGTCTACCCCGTGCAGATATGACATTACACCCCATAAAATGCCAAAAAACCGTTTAAATACATCTTGTCACATTATCTATTGTTACTATTATATATATATATATATATATAAAGGAAGAGTGGCAGATGTTGCGCGCCGGGGATTTACACGGGTTGCACGGTCTCTCGGGAATTTTCTTCGAAAGTGGGGTTACAGATGTTACGGTATTACAAAACGATACGAAACCCCATAAAATCAACTTGACAAGGCGTCAATATCCCGTCACATTAGGCTGGTAATATCAGATCAACCTTTGATTAAAAAGGGATTTTATGAAGCAAATTAATATTAAGATTTCAGACGAAACCGCGATGATGCTACACAAGATGTGCTCGTGGTCAGGGCGGTCTGTCGAGCGTATCGTCAGCGAATCCCTGCGCGACCTATACCGCGGCATCCCAGAGGCGCGCTACAAGCTGCAAAAGCGCGTAAACGATCAATTCATAAAACATGGCATATCCGATTTCGATCCGAACCGCGGCCACATCCCCGGCACAGATCAAGGCGACAAACCCATCACGTCTGAATCCGATACTTGACACAACGCCGGAATTGGCTTTCAATCACGCGCATGGATTCACAGCACACCATGACACGCGCTCCCGGTTCGCAATACAGCGACGAAGACCGGCGCAATGCCATCGGTCATTACCTTGTGTTAGGTAGCCTGCGACGAGTAGAAGACGCCACAGGCATCCCGAATCAAACCCTATCCGGCTGGACTAAAACGGACTGGTGGAATCAAGCAATAGGGAAGATTAGGGCGGAACGAAACGACGAACTCGACAACCGCCTATCTGCTGCCGTTGACAAGGCGCTAGACGGCATAATGGACCGGCTCGAGCACGGCGACGCGCAAGTGATTGATGGCGAGATTCGCCGCGTCCCGATTAAGGCGCGCGACCTGGCCGTCGTCACCGGCGTGACGTTCGACAAGCGCCAGCTACTACGCTCCATGCCCACATCAATAAACCAATCCGCCGGCGGAATGGATGCGCTCGCCGGCCGCATGGTGAAACTGTTAGAGCGTGCCGCAGAAGTAGACGTTACGCCTAACGCATTGAACAATAACGAATAACCGCGTAATTGCGTATAATATGTATTATGACAAATTCCGAAGCGTAACCATACGTAAGGGCATGATATGAAAACGAAAAGCATTAAAATGAATCACGGAGGCACGCGGTCGCCATCAATGGCTGGCAGGACTGCAGCGATACACTCGCCGACTAAAACGCCGCAGCGCGCCGTCGCCAAGTCCGCGCGCACGTCAACGGCCGCAGTGAATCCGGGCGCCTGTTTCCCGTGCGCGTATGCTGGGCCGTCTGTCCCTCTAGAATTACACACGCATGATCTGCCGGCGATGTCGCCATATGCTGCGGCAGAGGCATACGCGCCTTCGGATGCTCACCCTGTGCGCCTGCGGCATCGCATGGGCGGTGAGGGCTGACCCAGCATGAAATCTTCCCAGAATTCGGGCCAGGGGGGCAAATTCCGCGGCAGTGAAAGTTTACGTAATCCCCTTTCCCGCGGTCGCGAAAAAACAAAGGGTTTGGATTTGCCGAAATCTCGTCACCAGACAGATTCTGTGCCAGCGAGGATATCCCGCGTTTGTTTGCTGCCGATGCCTGAGTATCTGGCGTGGGTTGCGAGGCACGGGTTATGAGTTTAGACGCGGCGATATCCGTTCTGCAGTCCGAGGTTGACGCGTTGATGGCGGTGAATCGGCCGTCGTCTGCGGGACCGGACGTGAATACGGGGAGTGCGGACTGGTTTTTGCTGCGGGCGAAATCGCTGGGATTGAGTAGTCTGAGGCGCATGGCGCAGTTGAAGTTGCACGACAATCCGGCTGCGGCAGAGCGGTATCACCGTGCGGCGGAGTCGCACCATGTTCGACTGGATGTTCCGCCGCCGTTGGATCCGAAACCGGGGTTGAGTGTGGTGCCGGATGTGAAGGTAGCGGTTGCGTGATCGCGTGCCGCCGGCATGGAGTTGAGTTTGCGATGCCGGATGGGGATGTGGCGTATTACGAGTTTGATCCGAACGATGACGAGGATATCCCGTGGGATTGTGATTTGGGGCTGCCGCTGGGGAATGCGGAGCCGGATGATGATGAGTAGGAGGTAGGTGTGACGCCGGATATTGAGAAGGTGCTGGCTGACCTGCAGGCGCCTGGTGTATGGGCGCAGATAGGTGATTTGCAGGTTGATGCGGTGGTTGCGCTGAAATGGGCGCAGAGTAAATTAGCGGCGGCGGGCGACATGGCGGACGAGGTACGCCGGATGTCGGAGGGGATACGGAGCGGGGCGTTGATACCGGGGATGCTGGCGCGTGCTGAGAAGGCGCGCGCGGCGTTTGAGGCGGTGGTTATAGAGGAACGGAAGGCGGCGCCGGTGGTTAAGGACGCGGTTGCCGGACCGGAGGTAAAGGAAGTGCCGGCCACGGTGGTGTATCAGTCGGAGCCAGTAGTTAAACCAGTCAGGAAGAAAGGACGTAAACATGAATCAGAAAAAGTGTAAGGCGCTGCGTAGGCTGGCGCGTGAGAACACCAAGGAGATGCCGGCGCGGGTGACGTATCGGCACAGCAGGAAGGGGATGGTGCTGAATCTGCCGCAGAGCACGCGTGGGCTGTATCGGGCGATGAAGCGGGGTGTGCGGGCTGAGAGGGTGGCGGGATGAAATCAGAACCCGTTTACACCGAGAAAACGTATCCGTTGGCGAAATTTCATGTGGCTGACGGTTGGTACACGATTGCCGAGCTTGAGAAGTTTTTGGAGACGGCGAAGAAAACAAAAGAGTGGCAGGCTAGGATGCTCGCGCGGTCGATGGAGGTCGTGAAATGATTATCCAGATCACAGACCCCGAAACGAAGGGCACAGTCGGCGTTGACGCGAGTTCGATATTTTTCGTGATGCGCGCGGCGGACAATCCGCTGGTGACGCTGATCTCGACGAAGGTGATGACGCAGAAGGGGCCGATGCAGTTTGCCGCGATGGAGTCGCCGGAGGAAATCATTGCGATGGCGAACGGCGCGATGGCGGATGTGCCGCTCGCGGTCAGGCCGGCCGGTATGGTTCTGGCGAGCTGACATGGCCCTGACGCTGACATACAGAACCGTCTGCGACGTGTGCCTGAAACTGATTGGAGAAGAATCGTATGCGGTGATGGACGGGCAGGCGATTCCGCACCCGAAGAAGTATAAGGTGATGGGTGCCGATTGCTGCGACGAATGCTGGGAGCCGTTGTCGTCGGCGTTGAATTCGGCGGTGGAGTCGGTGCGGTTGCGGCGGAAGTTCAGGCCGTTGAAAACCCGTTTGGATAAACAGGAGCGCGCTGGATGAGCCGCATCGTAATCCCCCCCATACTGAAAAACGTCAAGCAGAATCTGTCACAGTTTGATTTTTCATCGCTGCTGGCGATCGGAGAGACGATATCGACGCAGACGGTCACGGCGTCTGTTTATTCTGGAACGGATGCGTCGCCGTCGAATATTATCTCGGGGGCTGCGACGGTCAGCGGCGGGATTGTCACGCAGTTGATTGATACGACGGGCACGAATGGCGTTGCCGGCGTGACGTATGAATTGCTGGCGGCGGTGACGACCTCGGCGGGGCAGACGTTGCATCTGTCGGGGTATCTGACGATTACGCTGGATTTGCCGTGAGAGCGGTTGCTCGAAAATACTGCTCGAAAGGATTTCATCCGAAAGGATGGAAATTCTGGCGTTGCCATTACGATATGTCTACATGGCGCTGGCACATGATCGGAAATTTCTGCATTGAGTGCGGCGAGCAGTTGGATTTGAAGGAAGTAGTTACGGTGGCAACGCCGCCACGATTCATTCCACCAAGCAGATACGCTGATCGAATTTCTGATTTGAAAATGCGCCAGAAAAGAAAATTTTTCAGGCGCACCGAGGCGGTTACGCCGTGACCGCCGCCGTCGAACAGGTCGCCCCGTTCACCGCCGCAGACTACGCCGAGCGGGGGGAAAAACTGATCGAGGCGTTCAGCGGGATGTTCCTGAGTCCGCGGTATGACCAGACAAAACCGACGCCGAATTTTGCCCGCCAAGTGTGGAATCTCTACGCATCAGACGAGAAACAGTGCGCGATTGCGGCGCCGCGGAACCACAGTAAATCTACATCGTTTACGCACGCATACATTTTGACGGAATGTTTATTTCGGTATCAGAGTTATGTGATGCTGCTGGGCGCGTCTGAAGAAATGGCAATCGAGCACTTAGGCGACATTGCTATTGAGTTGCGAGACAACGAAGAATTGACGGCGGCATTTGGCATTAAAAAACTGGATACCGACGCCAAGACCGACATCATTTGTCGAATGAAAGACGGTCACGCATTCCGTATCGTTGCCAGAGGCGCAGAACAAAAGATTCGCGGTAGAAAATGGAATGGTATGCGGCCAGGGCTGATTGTCTGTGATGATTTGGAGGATGATGAGCAGGTCGAATCAAAGGAACGGCGAGAGAAATTTCGCAAGTGGTTCTTTCGTGCCGCAAAACCTGCGTTGGCGGACGGCGGAAAAATTCGTATTCATGGCACCATACTTCACGAAGATTCGTTACTCGCATGTTTGATGAAAGACGACGAATGGAAACATTTGCGTTACAGAGCGCACGAATCTTTCGATGATTTCTCAAACATTTTGTGGCCTGAAAAATTCAGCGAAAAAGAACTACGAAAAATTCGCCAGGGGTTTATTAACCAAGGCGACGCATCAGGATATTCGCAGGAATATTTGAACGACCCGTTAGATAATTCTGACGCGTTTTTGAGAAAACAAGATTTTTTACCGATGGACGAAATGGATCACCGTGTTGCGAAAATCATGGGCTGCGGGGTCGATTTTGCGTTTTCCAAGGAACGCCGGTCGGATAACACCGCGTTTGTTGTGGGCGGTAAATGTGCGCGGAATCTGCTGCATGTGGTGGATGTGCGGAAGAAAAAATTCGACACACTGGAAACGGTGGAGACTTTTTTCGAGATTGAAAACCGGTATCACCCGCAGGGATTTTTTGTGCGGTCCGGTAAAGACTGGGAAGCGATACGGCCGGTGCTGCAGCGTGAGATGGAACGGCGCGACACGCCGATGTCGTTTTTCGTATTGCCCGACGCGCAGGACAAGAAGGTGAAGGGCACGCCGTTGCAGAAACGGATGCGCAGTGGGATGGTGCGCGTAGACAAGGAAGCCGAGTGGTATCCGGGGTTTGAGGATGAACTGCTGCGGTTCACGGGGAATTCGGCAGCGTCGAAGGACGACCAGTTCGATGCGGCAGCGAATCTGGCGGCTGGGTTCGAGAATCAGTCCGCCGTTGACGAAGAAGATTTCATGGAGGACGACGAGGCGGCTGAGTATTACCGGCGCCGTCATGGACGACCGAAACATAACGACGGCCGATCGGTCGTGACGGGGTATTAACGATGCTGAACCTACAGAAAAAACTCACGCTGAACGAAAAAACGATCAAGTCGCCAAATCTGTGCGATGAGTTTGACGCCGGCGATTTACACACGATTGGTCAGCACGTCTGGGATGGATACGACCGCGATAAATCCTCGCGCGCGCGGTGGGAACGTCGCACGGCTGCGGCGATGGATCTGGCGATGCAAGTCGTGAAATCCAAGAATTTCCCGTGGCCGAACTGCTCGAATCTGGCGTTCCCGCTGGTGACAATTGCGACACTGCAGTTTCACAGCAAGGCGTATTCCGCGCTGGTAGACGGGCGCGATATCGTGAAAGCGCGCGTGCTGGGCGAAGACCCTGACGGAAAAAAATCGCAGCGTGCGATGCGGGTTTCGACGCACATGAGTTATCAGGTATTGGAACAGGATCAGCCGTGGGAAGAACAGCACGACAAACTGCTTATAAACCTGCCGATCGTCGGTTGCGCGTTCAAGAAATCGTATTACAGTTCGAGCAAGGGGCACAACGTATCGGAACTGGTGCTCGCGTATGACTTGGTACTGGATTACTACGCGAAATCGGTTGAAGATGCTGCGCGTAAGACACACCGGATTCCGTTGGATCGGAATGAAATTTACGAACGGGTAAAACGCGGCGTGTTCCGTGATGTTCTGAACGAAGCGTGGTTCAAGGCCGCGGCGAATGTGCCGATTCAGGCGGACACCGGTAAAACGGCGCGCGATAACCGGCAGGGCACGAACGAGCCGGCGCAGACGGACAGCACGACGCCGTTTATGAGTCTGGAGCAACACGTTTTGATGGATCTGGATGACGACGGGTATGAAGAACCGTACATCATCACGATTGATGAAGTATCGAAACAGGTGTTCAGAATCGTCACCGCGTTTGACGAACAGGATGTCGAGCGCGCGAAGAACGGTGAGATTATCCAGATCAGACGGCAGCAGTATTTCACGAAGTATGCGTTCATCCCGGCGCCCGATGGCGGCGTGTACGATGTCGGTTTCGGAATGCTGCTGGGTCCGCTGAACGAATCGGTGAACACGGCGATAAACCAGTTGTTTGACGCGGGCACCATGAGCACGCTGGGCGGCGGATTCCTCGGGCGCGGCGTGAAAATTCGCGGCGGGCAGTACACGCTGGCGCCGTATGAGTGGAAACGCGTCGATTCGACCGGCGATGATTTAAACAAGAACATCGTGCCGAATCCGGTGCGCGAGCCGTCGAAGATTCTGCTCGATCTGGCGATGTATCTGATTCAGTACACCGAGCGGATATCAAACACGACAGACAACCAGGTGGGGATCGGACCGGGGCAGAACACGCCGGCCGAGACGACGCGCCGCATGGAAGCGAACGGCCAGAAGATTTACAACGCGATTTACAAGCGAATCTGGCGCGCGATGAAGGACGAGTTCAAGAAACTGTATCTGCTGAACGGGATGTATATGCCGAGCCAGCAGAAACTCGGCGTGAACGGTTCCGTCGTTGCGCTGCGCGAGGATTATCTGGGCGACCCGAACGATATCGTGCCGGCCGCGGACCCGAACATCACGTCGGAGATCGACAAGCAGAATCAGGCTGGAATGCTCGCGCAGCGCGCGCCGATGGGCGGGTATGACCGCGATGCGGTTGAAGTGAATCTGCTCAGAGCGTATCGAATCGACGGTTGGCAGCAGTTTTACAAGGGCATTCAGGCGATTCCGCCGATGCCGAACCCGAAAATTGCGATCGAACAGATCCGGCAGCAGGCGAAAGAAGCGGACCGTAAACTGAAAATGGCCGAAATCGCCGGTCAGATGGAACAGGACGCCGAACTGAACAAGGCGAAGATTTTGCAGTTGGAGGCGCAGGCGAATTTGCTGATGGAACAGGCGGGCGGTATCCGCACAGGACACGAAATCGCTGCGTTGGACGCGCACATCGGGCTGCTGAAGGAGCAAGATGCGGCGCGGCGCGAGTATATCGGCATGATTATGAAGTTCATCGACGACTCACACGACCGAGAAATGGACCGTCAGAATTTGAATGTGCAGCACCGGCAGTTGGATATTCAGGAGAAAACGGCGAAAACCGCCACTAAACAGGAGTAAAAATGCTGTCCAGAGAAGATTTTGACGCGTGGAAGGGCGACCGCAGCACTAAACAGATTTTGCAGTGGTTTCACAGGCAGATTGAGGACATGAAGGATCAGTTTGCGTCCGGCGATATCAAGCCGGAGAACGTGAACGCCGCGGTGCAGTTCATCCAGGCGCGCGCCGAGGTGATTGCGATGACGTATGACGAATACGCATCGCTGATGCGCGAAGAAGATGTCGAGTCATTGAATCCAACCAGAGATGAAGGAGAAAACGATTGAAGAACACGTCGGGATTGAAACCGTTGGGCGCGTCGGTGTTGCTGAAGCCGTACGAGGTCGAGACGGTGACGAAAGGCGGCATCGTTTTGCCGGGGCAAGTGAGGGAACGAGACCAGCTTGCGGAACAGCGCGCCGTGGTGGTCGAAATCGGGCCGGTTGCGTGGGATGACGAACCTGCGCGCGCGAAAATAGGCGACAAAATCCTGTTCAGTAAACACGCGGGGTATGTGGCGGTCGGCACGGCTGACGGTCAGAAGTACCGAATCGTGAACGCGCGGGATATTTTCTGCCAGATTACCGAGGAAAAGGATGATGCTGATGCCGGAGGTAAAGGCGATTTCAAAGAGGAATACAAACTGAGGGAGTCATTCTAATGGCTGAACAACAAATCGAAGCCCGCGCCCGCGAAATGGGCTGGGTGCCCAAGGAAGAATTCAAGGGCAAGGAAGACCGCTGGGTTGATGCCGAACAGTATGTGGAGCGCGGCGAGCACATTTTGCCGATCGCCCAAGCGAATAATCGCCGGTTGATCGGTGAAGTCGGTCAATTGAAGGGTGAATTGGGGAAGACGCAACAGATTCTTGCCGGTGCCCTCGAATCGCTTGAAGAATTCAAAAAATACGCCGAGGACGACAAGAAAAAAGCGGTTGAGCGGGCGATTGCAAAACTGCGGTCGGACAAATCGGCGGCAATCAAGGCGGGCGACGGCGATGCGGTGGTCGAAATCGACGCGGCGATCGACGAAATCAAGGATCAGCAGACGCGCGCGCCGGTCACAAGGGCTGCGAAGGTCGAAGCTGCCGGCGCCGCCGCGCAGGACGCCAATCTGACGTTTCAAAACGAGCAGTGGTGGAAGGACTGGTCCGCCGAAAACGGCTGGTATGGTCACGATTTCGACCGTACCGTGGATTTGAATTCGGCGTCGGTAAAACTGGCGCGTCGGATTGCCGAGGGTAAGGAAACTGCGGTTCGTGGTCGAGAATTTCTTGACAGAGCGGTACAACTTATGGCAGAGTCCGCGTCAGGTAGTGGTCGGCGCGCGCAGGTGGACAAGGTTGAAGGGTCACGCGGCGGCGGCGGTCAGAGATCAAGTTCAGGGAAGTCGTATTCGGATTTGCCGGCAGACGCGAAAGCGGCCTGCGACAAATACGGGGAAAAGTTGATCGGCGAAGGGAAGATGTACAAAACCCCGGCTGATTGGCGAGCGAAATACGCGGCGGATTATTTCGCCGACGAGTAGCGCCAGATAGTCACGCCTCAAGGTAGTTGTGCCAGTTAAGGTTCACCGGATGCACGGCATTGGCCGGCATCGACTGACAACTACTTTGAAGGCGGAAAATGGCGAACGCTGCCCGCACGACTGAGCAAGTCCAAAATCCCGCGAACACCCGCGCGCAATCGAAAGAAGAACAGCGCGCCGCGCGTAAGCGCATCCCGATGTCCATCCCACGGCTGAAGCTGCATGTGCCCGAAGGCATTTGCCCCGGCTATCACCTTCACTGGTTCCGCGACGAACCCGGACGCATCGCCCAAGCAGTGCAGGGCGGTTACGAATTCGTTGACGCCGTTGCTGACGGCGTTGACATCCTGAACAATTCACTGGCGAACACCGACAACGATTCGGGTAATACCGATCTGGGCACGCGTGTTTCGATTTACGGCGGCGCTGACGAAAAGGGCAATGCCCAGCGCCTCTACCTGATGAAGATCCGCCAAGAGTGGTTCGAAGAAGATCAGGAATCCATCCAGAATCAGAACGACCAGACTGAGCGGACCATTCGCCAGGGTCGCGTCCGTGCGGGCGAGGGCGGCGAAAGTCAGGCCGATGTCGCCGCGCGCTATGCCCGCGCAGAAATGAAAACCAATCGAGCCGCGGTCCGCGCTGCTGCGCCGGCTGTCAGCATTTAACGCAAGGAGAATTCAAACATGGCAAACCTGAACGCACCGTCCGGCCTATCGCCAGTCCAATACCGCAACGGCAACCCGTGGAATGGCGGCGCGCGGATGTATGTCATCCTTGCGGCTGACACGAACGCTTACTGGATCGGCGATCCGGTGACGACCATCGGCACAGCCAACGGCGACTCCAACGGTATCCCGGCAGTGACGCTGGCATCAGCCGGTAACTCGGTTCGCGGCGTCATTCTGGGTATCGGCACGGCAGACGCGGGCGGTAGCGCAACGCCCGCGACGCTTCCCGGCGGTCCGTATGCCACGATGACGAATCTGGCACAAATGTATCGTCCGGCCGGCGCGCAGCCGACCAACTATTACGTTCTTGTCTGCGACGACCCCGATGTTCTTTTTGAAATTCAGGAAGGCGGCGTCGGTTCGGTCTTGACCGCGACTTCGATCAACCGCAACGTGAACTTCAACTTGGGCACGCGGACCGGCACCGTAACCAGTTTCCCTGTGTCTCCGGTTTATCTGGACAACAACACGGTGAACACGACCAATACGTTGAACCTGAAAATCCTATCGGCCAAACAGACGCCGGACAACGTGCCGTTCACGGCGAACCAAAAATGGATAGTGGTCATCAACAATCACGAATTCTCTGGCGGGACGACCAGCCCGTAATCGGACACTGGCGACCATTCAGACACTTTTTGACGGCACAAGGAGAACACCATGCCCGCTGGCGTAATCAATACCGCATCCCACCCAAAAACACTATGGCCGGGGCTACACGCTCTCTGGGGTCAGATTTTCACCGAACATCCGGTCGAGTACACGCAACTCTACGAAGTCGAGACTTCCGACAAAGCGTATGAGGAAGACGTGCAGATCACCGGTTTCGGTCTGGCGCCGGTCAAGGCTGAAGGTGCCGCGATGTCGTTTGACTCGGAAGTTCAGGGTCCGGTTTCGCGCTACAACCACATCGCCTACGCGCTGGGTTACATCGTCACCTACGAGGAAATGAAAGACAACCTCTATGAAGTGGTGAGCCAGCGTCGGATCAAAGCGAATGCGTTTTCGATCAATCAGACCATCGAAATCACCGCGGCGCTGCCTTACAACCGCGCGTTCAACGCGTCATACACCTACGCGGATAGCGTCAACCTGATTTCGACCGCGCACCCGTTCACGACCGGCGGCACGTTCAGCAACCGCCTCTCGCCGGACGCCGACCTGTCGGAAGCTGCACTCGAAGACATCGCCGTGCAGATCATGGGTTTCACCAGCGACCGCGGCCTGTTCGTCAACGTGATGCCGCGCAGCCTGATTGTTCCGCGTCAGGAATGGTACAACGCGCACCGCATTCTGAAATCGGTTCTGCAGTCAGGCACCGCGAACAACGACATCAATGCGCTGAAGGCGACCAACGCGTTCCCCGACGGCATCCACCTGAACCACTACCTCACCGCCGCGCACGCGTGGTTTGTGCGGACCAACGTGATGAACGGTATGCAGTTCTTCTGGCGCGACAAGCCGGAGTTCACGCAGGACAACGACTACGATACCAAGAACCTGAAAGCCTCGACTTACATGCGGTTTTCGTGCGGAAACACCGATCCGCGCGGTATCGCGGGCAGCAACGGACCGTAATAACTGGAGCGCCTAGCGCGCTAATGCGATGACGCTTTGCGGGGGAGCGATGCCCCCGCCCTTTGAAGGAGCAACACGATGCCTGCAATTCCTGGTCTGACCAATTTCCCCGGTGGATTTGCCGCCGGCCTGACCGTTCGTGGGGTTCCGATCCTGCAGACGAATCCGGGCAATTTCTTCTGGGTGTACAGTGGCACCATCACCGAGCGCGCGACCGGCGAAGTGGCGGGCAGCGATTCCAACCGCGGCACGTTCCAGCGCCCGTTTGCGACACTGGCAGGCGCGTTGGCGCAATGCACTCCGGGCAAAGGCGATGTGGTCATTATCAAGCCGGGTCATCAGGAAACGATTACGTCGGCGACGCAGTTGTATCTGTCGTGCTCGGACGTGGCAATCGTGGGCCTTGGCGCCGGTCTTGACCGTCCGCAGTTCACGTTAAGCACGGCGGCGACCTCGACCATCAACGTCACCGGTTCCAACATCAGCATCCAGAACTGCCAGTTCGTCGCCAATTTCGCGAACATCACGTCTTTGTTCACGTTCCAAGCGGCGGTGTTTACCGCGTCGATCACCGGCAATACGATGACGGTGACTGCGGTTTCGAGCGGCACGATTTACCCCGGCGATTTGCTGACCAGTTCGTTGACCGGTTTCACGCAGAATACCGCGGTCATCAACCAGTTGAGCGGCACGACCGGCGGCGTCGGCGTCTACACCGTGAGCGGTCCGAACACGCAGTCGGTGGCGTCCGGCACGATCAATGATCCGGCAAACTTCTTCGCGATGGACAACTGCGAAGTCCGCGATACGTCATCGGTGCTGAATTTCCTGTCGATGGCGACGTTCGGCACGACCAACAACCTCGCTGACGGTTTTACGCTGACCAACAACCGCATTCTGTTGCAGGCGACTTCCGGCGCGGTCAACCTGTTCACGCCGACCCTGACGATGGACCGTGTGCGTATCGAGGGCAATTACTACACCTCGCCGACCACGAACGCGGGCGCGATGATTCCGTTGTCGAGCGGCAAGGTTTTGACCAACGTCAGCATCCAGAACAACGTATTCAACCTGGCAAACGCTTCCGGCACGGCAACGGGCCTGATTATCACGACCAACAGTTCCACCAACTCCGGTATCTACAACGGGAACACCAGTTTTGCGCTGGCATCGACCGCGTTGCTGATTACCGCGTCGTCCGGTTTCATGTATGGGCAGAACTGGCACACGCACACGCCGGACAAGACCCCGCAGTACCTGCCGACGCAAGCCGCTTAATCGAACCCGTAAAGGAGAATCACAATGGCACAGACCGTTCCGAACCTCAACTATCCGATCACTTCGAGCAGCAAGTCGTCGCTCATTTTCGCGGGCGACAACGGTGCGGCGGACGAAGGCAACTATTTCAGCTTCACCACCGCGACCCCGGCCACCGGCGTTGCGACCACGACCTCTGTCGTTGACGATGCTGCTACCCAGTCGTCCACCCACGGTCAGGCGTCGCCGGCTTTCCTGTTGCAGAACCAGAACTCGACCGGCAGCGGCATCAACATCTACCTGCGCTACCTGAAATTCTCGGTGACTGCGGTTCCGACATCGGCGACCATCTGGAACTACTCGTTCCGTCTGGACCCGCTCTCGACAAAACTGACGACCGCCGGCACCGTTCTGACGCCGCACAACGTCAACTCGCTCTCGACCAACCAATCGCGCGCGTACATTAACGTCGGCACGATCACGACCGTCATCATGTCGGCGCAGGGCTGGCTGGTTGCCGCGGGCGAAGTCAACGGCGCGCTGCCGGTTGTCAACGACCAGTACGTGTTTACCTTCGGCGACGTGGCAAGCTCGCATGTGGTCAACGGCACCACGACCAACCAGAAGTTCCTGACGATTCCGGTCTGCCCGATCGTTGTAGCGCCGGGTTACTTCCTGACGATGGCGATGTTCGGTGCGTCGAACGCGGGTGCTCCGGCTTTCGCGGTTGAAGGTGGCTACATCGAGCGTCCGACCGGCCAGTAATCGGAATAGCGTGGCGCGCGTGGTGCGCGCTGCGCGTTTTGCATCGGTGAAGGAGTAACGTGTCCACCCTCGTAGACAAACAAATCGTCGAAGAAGGGCCGCGGAACGCTGTTGTGAAATTGACGGGCGTGCTGAGTGATTCAAACATCACCGAAACGTCCGTTATCAAGCCGTCTGACTTCACGAACAATGACCGTTGGCAGGTGATTTCTGGTTTCCGCGTCGATGCGATCATGTATTCAATCGGCCAGGGGCTTGAAATCGTCTTGTCGTGGAACGGCAATTCGCCGCAGCAGATTGCGCCGATCGCCGGCCGCGGCAAAATTGACGCCACGGGTGACGGTGGTTTTCTGCCGAACACGCTGCTGACCGGTTACGACGGTTCGATCAATCTGGCGACGAGCGGGTATTCGGCTGGCACGACGCAGAATTTCACCATTTTTCTGAGGCTGGTCAAGCTATACGCGCCGACGGGGAGGTAAGCCGTGACATCCCCAGTGACGTTCAACACGCCTGACCGGGTGATTCGGGAGGCGATGGAGAATGCGGGTTTGCTGCAGGACGGCGACGACCCAAGTTCAGAGCAGTTCGCCAAATACGGCAACCGGCTCAACTCGCTCATCAATTACTATCAGACCCAAGGGCTGAAACTGTGGCTCTTGGAGGATCTGTCGATTACCCTGACGGCGGGGGTCAATTTCTATTCGCTGGGGCTGACCGGCACCGTGTCGATGACGAAACCGCTGCGCGCGCTGCAGGGGTATTTCGCCGACAACAGCAGTCCGCCCGTGCGCCGGCCGATTTACCCAATGTCGTGGCAGGAATGGCTGACGCTCTCGCAGACGGGTCAGCAGGGCGCAATTTCGCAGTATTTCGTGGACAAGCAGCAGTTGACGCTGAACGTGTATTTCTGGCTCACGCCGGACTCGACCGCGGCACTGGGCACGGCGCATTTGCTGATTCAGCAGCAGGTGACGAATTTCACCGGCACGACGGACACGATGAATTTCCCTTTGGAATGGTTCAACCTGCTGTCGTGGGGGCTGGCAAACGAGATAGCGACCGGCCAGCCGCAGGCGATCATGGACCGCTGTGAACGGAACGCGATGAAGTATCAGATGGCGCTGGAAAATTGGGATGTGGAAGACGCGAGCACGCGCATGGTTCCAGATTCGCAGCTTGCCGGTATGCAGGCGTCAAACTTCAGGTAAACGGCGATGGCACAGGCACCCACCGTAGCAATGCCGAAGCGTCTTCCGCTGGTGGTCGAACCGGAAAACCGCGACGACACCACGTTGAAAGACGCGCGCCTGGTCAACTGCTACACCGAAAAATCCAAGGACGGCACGTACAATATCTACAAGCGCGCCGGCACGCTGACGCAATCGCAACCGTCAGGCGGCGCCGCGAACGGGTATGGCGTATACAACTGGAAAAACGACATCTATTCGATATTCGGCGCGACGATGTACAAGAACGGGACGCCGTTGTCTGGAACTCTGGACACGACCGGAGGCGTTTACCGGTTCAATCAAATCCTCGGTTCGACGAACAAGATGTTTTTCGACAACGGGGTGAATGCGTACAACTACGACCCGTCAGGCGGAATCGTTCAAGTCACGGATGTGAACCTGATTACCAACCGAGTCAAAGGTTCCGCTTATCTGGACGCATCGACGTATGTGATGAACAACACGGCGACGATTCAGGCGTCGGCGTTGAACGATACGACTTCATTCCCAGCGTTAAATACGCTGATCGCGCAGATCGAACCGGACGGCGGCGTTGCGCTGGCGAAACAGTTGGTCTACGTCATTGCGATGAAGCAGTGGTCTACCGAAGTTTTCTACGACGCAGCGAATGCAACCGGTTCGCCCCTCGGAGCCGTGCAGGGCGCGAAAGTGAATTTCGGCTGCGTCAATGCAGACTCGGTGCAAGACATCGACGGCACGCTGTTCTGGATTGCGACAAACCGTTCGGCCGCACCGCAAGTGATGGCGATGGACAATCTGAAAGCCGAAATCGTATCGACGAAACCAATCGACCGGTTGCTTGACGAACTCGATTTTACAAAATTGTTTTCGTGGCAATTCAAGGACGAGGGGCACAAGTTTTACATCGTCACCATCAAGAATTCAAACCTGACGCTGGCGTACGACCTCACTGAAAAAATGTGGCACCAGTGGACGGACACGAACGGCAATTATTTTCCGGTGGTTGCATCGACGTACACATCGACGCTGCAACACATCTGGCAACACGAAACGAACGGAAAACTGTATTACGGCGACCGCGACTACACGAACGACGACGGCAACGTGATTCAGTGCGACATCTACACGCCGAATTTCGATGGCGGAACGAAACGCCGGAAACAGATGGAGGCGCTGGAGTTCATTGCCGACAAACAGGCCGGCAGCACACTCATGGTCCGCGTGAACGACTACGATTACGACCCGTCGAAATGGTCGAATTTCAGAGCGGTCGATTTGTCGAAAAACCAGCCGCGGTTGACGAATTGCGGCACGTTCACGCGGCGCGCGCATAACCTGCGGCACCGGTCGAATACGACGATGCGCCTGCAGGCGATTGAACTTCAACTGGATATCGGCACACTCTGATGGCAACCACATTCCAGCCGCCGCCGACGTGGGCACTGCCTATCCTGGTTGACGAGAAAACCGGCAAGGCCGAGTTCAATCCGGTTTGGCTCAAGTGGTTCGTGGATCTGACCGCGGTCATCAATGCCGGCGGCGGTTCGTCAATCGGCACAGTCACCAAGGTATCGGTCACGACGGCGAACGGCGTTTCCGGCACGGTGGCGAATCCGACATCAACGCCTGCGATTTCTCTGTCGCTGGGCGCGATTACGCCGTCGAGCATCGCCGTAGCTGGCGGAACGATGTATCTGGCGACGCCGGCGGGCGCGTCGCAGTCTGCGTCGTCATTGTGGGCGGGAACCGGGGCGCCGAATAACGCGAACGGGTCAAACGGGGATTACTATTTCCGGTCGGACGGAGGGGTTACGACGCACATTTACTACAAATCCGGCGGTTCATGGGCGGGGATTATATGATTCGTGATGCGAAACCATCGGATTTGCCGCAAATTCTGGCGATTCTGGAAATCATGCACGAAGAATCCATCAACTCGATTTTCAATCGGGATATGGAAAAAGTGGCACATTTCTTGAAATGGTTGATGTCTACCGACGGAGGGATTATCCTTGTCGATGGCGACCCGATCTGCGGCGTTGTCATAGGCATGGTTCAGGAGATGTGGTTCGGGTACGATAAGGAGGCGTTCAATCTGCCGCTTTATGTGCTGCCCGAACACCGCGGCGGACCTTATGCTGTTCGGTTGGTCAGCGGGTACAAACGCAAGGCGCTGGAGTTAGGAGCACATCCAGATGCGATCAACTGGATCAACAATTCAGGCATTACCGCAGAGAAAACGAACGAATTTATCGGCCGCATGGGGTTCAGTCCTATTGGCGGCTATTTTAGGATGCTGCATTAGGGGTGACGCCATGATATTTGCCGATTCCACGACTCGACGCGCGCGCGCTGAACGCACTGGCGAACGTAATTTGTTGCAGTGCGGGAATTTCTTCAACCCAACATCGCCTTCGTTTTTGGGCGGCGGAATTGGTCAGACGGTTGCTGAAGTAGGGCTTGGCGCGTTTGGTATGCCCTATTTGGCAGCGGGCATCGGCGCAGCGGCCGGCGCAGGTTCCGGCGGTTTCCAAGGCGCTCTGTTGGGCGGGTTGCAGGGCTACGGCGCCGGTTCTCTGGGCGATACCGT